GTTATTATAGGTGATGAAGCACATTTATTCAAGTCTAAATCTTTGGTACAAATCATGACCAAACTACATCATGCTAAGTATCGTTTTGGATTCACTGGAACTTTAGATGGAACACAAACGCATAAATGGGTATTAGAGGGATTATTTGGTCCATCTTACAAAATCACGAAGACTGATGAACTCATGAGACAAGGACATCTTTCTCAACTTGATATTCAGTGTATTGTTCTTAAACATTTACCACAGAAATTTGAAACCTATGAAGATGAAATACAATATCTAATATCACACGAACAAAGAAGTAACTTTATTAAAAATCTCTCTTTAGATCTTAAAGGAAACACTTTAGTTCTATACAGTCGTGTAGAAACTCACGGAGCAATACTCTACGAAAAGATAAATACTAATAAGCAAAACAATCGTAAAGTATTTTTTATTCACGGTGGAGTTGATGCTGAGGAGAGAGAACTGGTAAGAGAGATAACTGAGAGGGAAAATAACGCAATTATTGTTGCCTCTTATGGAACTTTTTCTACTGGTATCAATATTAAAAATCTCCATAATGTTATCTTTGCCTCACCAAGTAAATCCAGAATCCGCAATCTTCAAAGCATTGGACGAGTTCTTAGAAAAGGAAAAGACAAAGTAAAAGCAACACTTTATGATATCGCTGATGATTGCTCAAATAAGTCCAGAAGAAACTACACTCTAAATCACTTCATAGAAAGAATTAAAATTTATAACGAAGAAAACTTTAACTATGAAATAATCACAATCCAATTAAAGAAAAATGGGAATTGAAGACGATTTTTACGCAACACTCAAACTAAAAACAGGCGAAGAGATATTCGCAAAAGTAGCAGCGTCTGAGGAAGATGACAGAACAATGTTGATTGTTTCCTATCCTGTAATGGTATCCGAAATCAAAAGTAACAAGTTTGGTATTATTGGATATAAGTTAGAGCCTTGGTTAAAGACAACAACAGAAGATATGTTTATAATGAATCTAAATGATGTTCTTACGATGTCTGAGTCATCGGATATTGAGATGATATCAATGTATCAAAACTTTGTTCGTCAAGCAAACAAGGAAGGAAATCACGCTAAGATTAATCGAAGGATGGGATATATTTCGAATGTTAATGATGCTAAAGATATCTTAGAGAAAATCTTTAAAAGTAGCTAATATATTTTTTAACCTCCACAAAGGTTATTATATACAGTTTGTTATACCTTGTCAACTATTTTTGAAAGTGTTATAATATCTACATAATAATGATAAAAACTTATGATAACTACGGCAGTCATGACCAAGAGAAAGAGGTCAGAGCATTACGTTAACAACAAAGAGTTTCTTACTGCTCTCATTAAGTATCGTGAAGATGTTGAAATAACATTTATTCAAAAGTATGGTAGAGAACCTACGAAAGATGATCGTTCTCAAAGATGGGACACAAAACCTCCTATTCCCCGCTACATTGGAGAGTGTTTTCTGAAGATTGCAAATCATCTGTCATTCAAGCCAAACTTTGTCAACTATATGTTTAAGGAGGATATGATCTCTGATGGAATCGAAAATTGCGTTCAGTACGTTCATAATTTTAATCCTGAGAAATCCCAAAATCCTTTTGCTTACTTTACGCAGATTATTCATTATGCGTTTCTCCGCAGAATTCAAAGAGAGAAACGCCAACTAGAAATCAAGAATAAAATCATCGAACGCTCTGGTTATAATGAAGTGTTTGATGACAACAATAGTATTGACGGATCGAACTATAGCGATTATAATTCTATTAAGGACAATGTTCACTCCAAACTTCGCTATTGAATGAAAGTCGCTATCATTACTGACCAGCACTTCGGAGCAAGAAAGAACTCTAAACTTTTTCATGATTACTTCCTGAAGTTTTATAATGATGTATTTTTTCCTACCTTAGAGAAGGAGGGAATTACTACGATCATTGATATGGGTGATACTTTTGATAGTCGTAAAGGTATTGATTTTTCTGCTCTTTCTTGGGCTAAAAATAATTACTATGATCGTCTTCAGAGCATGGGGATTCAAGTTCATACGATTGTTGGAAACCATACTGCTTACTATAAAAATACAAATGAAGTAAATGCCGTAGATTTGTTACTTCGTGAGTATAATAATGTGACTGTTTACTCAAACCCAACAGAAGTTAAACTAGACAACCTTAATATTCTTTTTGTCCCTTGGATTAATCAAGAGAATGAAGCAAACACTCTCAAGTTGATTGAAAAAACAAAAAGTAAAGTTGTAATCGGTCATCTAGAACTTCATGGATTTAGAGTGAATAAACAAGTCATTATGGATCATGGGTTGGATAGTTCTTTGTTTGATCGTTTTAAATTAGTTTTTTCAGGACACTATCATACTCGCTCTAATAACGGAACAGTATTTTATTTGGGCAATCCTTATGAAATGTTTTGGAATGATGTAAATGATACAAGAGGATTTCATATTTTTGATACGGATACTTTAGAAAAAGTTTCGATTGATAATCCTTATCGTCTTTTTTATAACATCTACTATGAAGATACAAATTACCAAACCTTTGATACCCGCGAGTATGAAAATAAAATTGTAAGAATCATCGTTCGGAAAAAAACAGATATTAAAAAATTTGAAAAGTTTGTTGATAAACTTTACTCTTGTGGTGTTGCTGAACTGAAAGTTGTTGAAAATTTTGCGATTCAAGAATCGGATGAGTTTGAAGCTTTTGAATCTGAAGACACCTTATCTATTCTGAATAGATATATTGAGGAGGCAGAAATTAGTCTTGATAAATCAGTTATCAATAAAATGATTCAAGAAATCTATCAGGAGGCTTGCGAACTAGTGTAAAATGTATATTCTAACGATTTATGGAAAAGAGGAGGATGGGGCATATTCGGTGCGAGATGAGGATGGCGAACAGATTCTTTATTTGTTCGAGGAGGAGGATGATGCCACTAGATATGCTATGATGTTAGAGGAAGAAGGTAGTCCAGAAATGCATGTTATTGAAATTGAAGATGACATGATGGTAAAAACCTGCGAAATTCATAACTACAAATATACAGTTATAACACCTGATGATATTGTGATTCCCCCTAATAATAGTCATGATTTTATTTAAAACTATAAAGTATAAAAACTTTTTAAGCACTGGTAATCAATTTACTGATATTGATTTTACAAAAAATAAAACCAATTTAATTATTGGAACGAATGGTGCCGGTAAAAGCACAGTTTTAGATGCTTTGTGTTTTTCTTTGTATGGAAAACCATTTCGTAAGATCAATAAACCACAACTAACAAATTCAGTAAACGAAAAAGATTGTAGAGTTGAAATTGAGTTTTCGATTGGTCCTGTCGAATGGAAAGTTGTAAGAGGAATCAAACCAGCAGTATTTGAGATTTGGAGGAATGGCGCTGCTCTGGATCAATCCGCAGCCGCACTTGATCAACAAAAGTGGTTGGAACAAAATGTTCTGAAGATGAACTATAAATCATTTACTCAAATTGTAATTTTGGGTAGTAGTACTTTTGTTCCTTTTATGCAACTTCCTGCTGCTCATCGTCGAGAGGTGATTGAAGACTTGCTCGATATTAAAATCTTTTCATCGATGAATACTGTAATTAAAGAAAAAATTCGTCAATCAAAAGAAGAAATCAAAGTCTTAGAATATAAAAAAGAAACACTCCTGGATAAAGTCAAAATGCAGAAAGACTTTATTGAGGAACTTGAGAATCGTGGTAATGCCAATATTAATGCTAATAAAGATAAGATTACCAAGTTGGATTCCGAAGTTGGTATTTACATGACTGAAAACGCTGTGCTAGAGGAGGATATTTTTAGATACACAAAAGAGCAAGAAATCGTCACCGGTGCTGCAGATAAACTTCGTAAATTAGGAAATCTTAAAGGTAAGATATCTCAGAGAGTATCTACGATTACTTCAGAGCACAAGTTCTTTACAGAGAATACGGTATGCCCCACTTGCACACAACCGATTGAAGAAGAATTCAGAATAAATAAA